GGCGGCGTAGCTCCTATACCATCTGTTGTAGATCAGTGGAAGCCGCTCACACCTACAGGAGCTAATACAGCCTTTATTGATGAACTGCCGGCGCCTGGTGGAACATATCCTTCAGGTAAGGAGCCTGAGTTTGACCATAAGACTGTGTCAAAGAAACTTGATCTTTTGTTTTCTCGTCTTGATGACTTAGAGTCACAGCGAGGCGAGAATACGCAAACAGAGATTTTACTTTTTGTAATGTCTGGTTTGTTTGTTGTGTTTTCAATGGATATATTGACTCGCCAAGCGATGGCTGGCCGTTTACGGTAGTGTATTTACTTCAGTAAGCCCTTTAGCAATACTAACTTTATCGGCAGCAGAAATGCTACTATCTGCTGCCGCTTTACTAGCAATCTTCCTTACAATATTACGTGTTTCTCTGGCTCGTTTTATTTCAGAATCCTCAGTTACAGTGTCACCTTCTCTTTTTGCAGCTAGAGCTTTATCTATAGCTTTATTAAAAACTTTTACATAAAATGTAACTGCTTTGATGGGAGGTTTTCCAAGTATGAGAGATGCCATTTCTAGTGCTGATAAAAATATCTTTTGTGAAGGTTTGAATATCTTCTTTTTTACTGTAAGTTTTTTACTGAGATCTTTATTACCTTTATTTGCTTGAAAAGCTCTCACAGATGTGTTATAATCATCCAATATAAGTGTATATGAAGCAAGTGCTTCTTTATATATTTTTTCTGTGTTGGTGCCAATATCTTCTAATGCATCTAGCCATACAACGTCATTAATAACATCATATTTTTCTTTGATATTTTCTGCATAGTAAGCAGCACTTCCACCAGTGAGTATTGAATAGTCATCATGTATTAGTTTCCAGTTAATCATAGTTAAATTAGGTTCTTCCTTCAGTTTAGTATATTCTGGTTGTGAGCTAATGATGAGGTTTAATAACTTCCAATCAACTAAGAGTGATATATGTAGATCTATAGATAAATCATAATCTAGTTTAGGGCTAGGGTTGAGCTTTGTTCTTTCTATTATTGAACTGATTAAAGTATCAAGTAAAGTATTTGTTTCTTCCTTTCTAGCTTTTTCTTCTTTTGATTCTTGTTTTGTAGTTACTGCCACGGTGGAGGTAGAAGTAGCAGCAGTAGCAGCAACAGCAGCAGCAGCATCAGCAGCAGCCTTTACAGCAGCAGCCGCTGCTTTTTCTTCACGCGATTTTCTGATTTGGATGGCATAGTTTTGAACTGATGCTAAACTCTCACGCATCTCTTCTAATCGCTGAATCTGCCGAACTTCTAGGAGTTCCTGGAGGAAGTCTTGAGCTGATTCACATTCATGTTTCACTAGGAACTGATTTTGCTTGAAACATGAACTGATAGTAAGACTTTTTAGAAAGTTCCCCCTTTTCGCAGCGAGCGCGGTGCCGCGTGGTGTTGCGATAAGTTTCTGATTGAATCCAAGTTCCGTGAAAAACTTGGTCTCATTTTCATCAAACTCGCCTTTATCCCAAGCTGCTTGTGTTTCAGCAGTCGGTTTCCGAAGTTCAAATTCAATAGAGCCGATTTTTAATGGTACTGTATTTTTCTTCTGGACAATATACTGTTGAACTCCTGGCTTTACAATAGGGGCTTGCGGAGCAGTTGGAGGTTTAGAAGGTGGTGTTGGAGTTGTGGTTGTGGTAGGTTCTACACCTTGGACAGGGGCCGCAGCAGGTCCAGGCGCATCAAGCGGTTTCTCAGAATATGTGATTTCGATAAAGTTTGCATTAAAATAGTCACGTTTTTTATCCTGAACTGAGTATATCGTATTGTCATTTAACTTAGGAACAACTTCCTCCCATCCTCTTGCTTTTTGAAAATCTAAATGCTCAACTGTTTCAGCTGATGTTAACCCAATAAAATCTTTTATTTCTTCTGGCGGTGTTGTATTTGTAATAAAAATAAACTGCTTTGTTTTATCACCTTTTTTGAACTCAATCCCTATTGATGTAGGTTCAGCAAAGATTATTTCTTCTTGAGCACGACGTTCCTTTGTAAGATCCCAGCTGAGTGTATTTATACTTTGTGATTTATCATATAAGAAAAAAGCTTCAATATCTGAGGTTTTTATAAAATCAATAAACTTTTTATAGATCTTTGAGAACTCATCAGGAGAATTTGTTTTGTTAAATAATATATAAATATTTTCAGCTTCTTCATCCTTTTGGAGAATCTTAAGAACTTTTAAAAATCTAGCAAAATCATAAATATAAAAAATACGAATTGGTTCATCTGTTTTAATCACATGATGTAAGTTTGCTGTTTTTGAAGCATCATGTGTTTGAGGAAATCCATCTCCCCATATTTCCTTGCGATGTTCAGCATAACTAGTTGAATTTGTAACGCGCATCGATTTTTCATCTCTTTTTAAAATATTATCATCTTCTTCAATCTTTCCTGGTTTATATCCACGGAGTTTCATCACAGGATAGGAACCACCTCCACTCATAGGTATGATTTGTGTGGCAACAGCCGGTTGAGGCAACATACTATCTTCAGGACCACCTCCACTCATCGGTGTCACAGGTACAGCTACAGCCGGCTGTGGAAGAAGACTGTCTGTAGCCCCTCCACCGCTCATGGGCTGTATTGGCACCGGCACAGCCGGTTGTGGTAAAAGACTCGGGCTACTGTCTCCCATCTATGATGACTATCGTAAAAAAGCGGCTTAAAAAACTGTAACGCGATTTAGGAAGCAACATGGAGGAGCCCATCACCGTGAAAGAAATCGATCAGACAGCAAACCAGCAAGGTCAGGGCACTACGCGCAAGAAGAAGATTCACTGTAAGCAAGAACTCATTGTGAGCAGTCTACAGAAGTTCTATGCCGGTCGCACGGATATGAAGGAGATTCTACCTGTTCTTATGGGATCCTCGGATGTGTCACTGCGTCTGGTAGATTGGTTTGTTACAAACTATGCGAAGCGCAACAACACTTCGTATATTCTGGAAGGTCAAGAGTTTCTCGTGTATATGAACTACAAGTCACAACTGAAGGCGTATTCTAAGAAGCTGTTTGATCCGTTTTGCCGTCGGGAACGTATTCTGTTTCAAGTGCCTGGTGAGGAACCATTTCTTACGACGGTCGGTAAGCTAAACTTCTTCCGTTGGGCAATTCAAAAGGGTGTTCTCACCTACTTAACTCTTCATACACCGGCAATCGAGGCGGATATGAATAAGGCAATGAAGGAGCAGAATAAGCTGCGGAACACAACCGCAAACTCTACACAGAGCACAGATTCAGTTGAGAGTGCTGTGACCACCGTGAGTGCCGCCAGTGTCTTATCAACAACTTCAAGTAAGAGTTCAACACGTAGAAGGACAGCTTCAGCTGCGAAGGAGCCACCGGCTGCGAAGCAAATGCAAAAGCACACTATGGAGATTCAGCTTCGATTTGATTAAGCTGGCGTATATTTACGATATGTCTTATTCATGGCATTCATGCGTGGCATGAGTTGCTCATATGATTTAAGTGTATCGAGTTGCTTAGCCTCAACATAACCTTCAGGTAAATAACGACTTGTGTATGTTCTATTCAGAAGTCGTTGTGATTCAAGAACTCCGCGATCAGCTTTGTCTTCGTAGACCGTTGCGCGAAGTTCACGGGCTACGTTATACGGATCTGTTTTTACATCAAACTTATCAAAATACGGATTATTACCGAGTTCATCGCCTAGCGCACCACTCACAACAAATCCTTGATGTTGTAAATAGTTTCTTTCTACTCTACGACTATTAATGGGATTCATGTCCATAAAATCCTTTTGACGAGTTGGATCTGTACGGTCGTTATGTAGATAAGGTCCATCTGTTTGCCATTGTTCCACATGTAGACTATTAATCTGATCACGTTGATTCACTTCACGTCGGCTTCGGAGACTCATTTCAGGTGGAGCGATGATTGGCATTTTTTGCTGGAAGTCAAAGACTTCAAGTCCATGATAGTGAGTGGATTTACGATCATCTGTTTCAGGTTGATAGGTCCTTATTTTGAAGTCAAGTATGTCTCGTAGATCTCCCATCCTAAACAATCCCTGCTAAAGGGTTATAGATGTTTATCGTTCCGTTTTATACTAAACAATCCCCTCAAAGTTTAATCGCCTGGTCTGTTCAGCCGATCGTGCTTTTTCTAGACACTCGGGGAAAGAACTTATGCCAGACAGACACTCCTAAGGAATGGCTTGATAGCAATGGCTTTGTCACTAAGAAAACGTGGACTCAAAAGAATAAGGAAGGGCAGTTCTATTTTGCGGAGATTGATCAGCAGAAAACAGCGATCAATGAGTTCTATACATTTGAAGATCTTACAATAACTCAACAAAAGGGGACTGAAGAGTGCTGGAGAACATTTTATCTTCTTAAAGGCGAAGACAAATCTATCCATCACTGGAATGATTGTATTGAAGACGTATTTCAGGGACCACTTACTCTAATAAAAGCTAGGTCTAAGGATTAAGAACTAGTATATGTAGGATGAACGCAAACCGTTCAAGGACACAAAAGAAGACAACTGCTGATTTAAGCGGAAATAACTTCGCTGCAAATCTTCACGCAACAACAAACACTTTTGTGAACTTTCTGAACCAGGAAGCGGACGATGCCTACAAGCGTCCGTGGCACCGGTTAGAGCGAGGACTTCGTCTCAATCGGATTCGTAAGTTTATTGATGACGAGGCAGTGCGTCTTAGCCTACAGGGAGATGAAAAGGCTGCGCTTGAGGCACATTTGCTGAAAGCTCATGAAAAGAAGATTTTGAATAGTAAAAATGCGGTTGTGTATGATCAAGATGAACAGATTATTAAGGAAATCAAGGGACTAGTAATGCACCGTTCTTCAGATGGAAAGGTGCTCTTTCAGGTTCTTGAAAAGAAGAATGCTGTCACCTTTCGTCGTAAGTCATCCGCTCCTCCTGAACCTGAGAATACCTAAGCGTTTGAGCCCATATAAATTTCAAGGGTCGCCTTAGATAATGGAGGCTTACAGTGAAATGTTCAAACAGACGGGAAGCTTTCTGAATGCAATGGAAGAAGTACAACCTCCTCCCTTACATTCTACACTGAGCGATCAGTGGTGGACAACAATCGAAAAGGAGTTAGACACACTTTTAAAAGAATCAGAATCACCGAGTAACTTCATCACAAAAACAAATGAGGTTCTTGAATGTTTTAGAATCGGTCACGCCTGCTTTTCGAATGTTGTTACTGCCAGCACACCAGCAATCGCACCTCTGAATATTCAAGCGCATATTGATCAACTGATTGCGAAGCCGCAGTCGGAACAGCGCACAGAAGAATGGTATAGAGAAATGGAGACAATCTTAACAGCATCGGAATTTTATCAACTTTTTGGATCTCCGCGTGCTCGTGGACTTCTCGTGATGTCAAAGATACATAACCAGGGAACATCACAAACATCACAGACACCTCGTGCCGGTCCCCGCAAGGCATGTTTGACGGAGGAGATGTCGCCTCTTGACTGGGGTATTCGGTTTGAACCCGTTGCGAAGCAGGTTCTTGAGGCGCGTTGGAAAGCACAGATTACAGAACTCGGACGTCTCCGCCATCCGACGTTACAGCGTCTTGCTGCTTCACCTGATGGCCTTATTACAAAGACAGAGTCACCGGGCCTTCTTGGACATCTTGTAGAGATTAAGTGTCCGTCATCACGCTCTGTAGGAAATGGTGTTCCGCAAAACTACTGGTATCAGATGCAGCTTCAGCTTGAAGTAACGGGATGTGATGTGTGTGAATATTGTGAGTTTACCTTTGATTCTGCGATGGCGAATAGCACAATGGATATAATCCCTGAGAGCTGTGCGGATAAGGGTGTAATCATTCTTTTACAGAATGATAGCCTTGGTGTTATGAAATATATATATGGACCGATTGGTGATATGGAGTGGAAACCACAGCCCGAAGAAGGTTGGGATGTGCTTGAGAGGATTCCTTGGTGCTTGGAGAAAGAGTGGATTCATTCGGTATCTCGTGATACCCAATGGTTTCAATCTGTGATTCCCTTATTAAATGAGTTCTGGGCTGACGTGGAACGGGCAAAGCGTGGTGAGTTTACCGCACCTGAATCTACAAGCAGGAAGAAGCAGGCAACTTGTATCATCGCTGACAGTGACTAAGCCTTCGCCTCATAGAAGTTATTTACGAGCTCACGGAATGGCGCAGAACAGGTATCAGGTGTTGCGCGTTTATAGTTATTTGTAGTCTGTGTATAGTTTCCAATGAGTTGTATCTTATTTTCATAATCACCTCCGTAGCAGGCGCATGAGTTTAGATCATAGTTAAGTTTATTATCGGCGGCCGCATTTCGCAGAACACCGTTTAGAAGATGATACGGTTTACGCACATCCGTTAACTCCGCATTCTCAGGTGAGTTCGCAGTGTCTGGAAGCTCACCCCACTCTTCCTTTGAACTCGGCATAAGATTTTGAAATGCTTCGGCATACTCTTTTTCATTTGAATATCCACGAACTCCGCCTGTTCCTACAGTGAACGCAAATAGAACAAGGATGACACCCCATAAAAAAAGTATTTTAACAACGGATTGCATTTGGTCTCGCAACCTTCTATTTAAGGTTGCGCAAATCGTAGAGTGTATTCACGGGCCGTCAGATCAAACTGAGGACGATCATTTCGATAGATATGAGCGATTTCTGGCACAAGAGGATCGGCAGGATTTGCGTCTGTCAATAGACTTGTAATACTGAGAAGAACCTTACTAATCGTAAGAGCCGGTGACCACTGTGTTTTTAGAATATCCAAACAAATACCACCTGCTGCGCTGATATTTGGATGATAGATCCTTGTAAGGAAAGTAACAACCGGAGGT